CTACTTTTGTTTCTGATGTTGTGGCAGCAGGTGCAGCAGCAACAACAATTCATTACCCAACATTATATCGAAGCATAGCTATCTCAGTAGCCATTAAAAATCAGGATGCAGCCAATGCGTGTACGTTTTCAGTAAATGGTCAGCCAGCTATTTCATTATCTGCAGGTGCTGACCAAAACATAAACGGTCAAAATGTTGTAAGTGTGCAAGTCACTCCTGGTGCTGCAGGTTCAACAGACTTACTTGCACAAGTTACACCAATGTATCTTTCAACAGAACAAGCAAGATTTAATCTCTCAGGTGGTTAAACATGGGATTTTCTGGTGGAGGGACTAACGTATTAAAAAGCCATAAACATGACGGAACTGTCGTACAAGATGGTGGTCCTTTAGATTTTGATAATATTACACAAGCCGATTTAACCGCAGGCGATGTAGTTTATAGTAACGGAATCCATTTACAGCGTTTAGCAATAGGAACACCAGCACAACAGATTCAAGTTAATGCTGGTGCAACAGCACCAGAATGGGTCACATCCGCAGCAGGAACCAATAATAGAGTTATTCTAGACAGTCAAACTTTCACTAACTCAACAGAAGATACAATTACTTTTACACCAGGTTCACCAATAGACGATTCAGTTTACCAAAAAATCCAAATTGTTTTCACTGGAAATGGATTAGGAAATAATATCGATAGAGCTATGTTTAGATTAGACAGTGGTTTAGCAGATTCAAACTATAACGAAAACAGTACAGAAATTTTTGCAGGTGCGCAAAACATCCAAAACAAAAACCCACAAACAGGTGGAGATAATTACGTCAGATTAACTGATGTATTAGCATCAAGCGGTTTAGGTTGGATTATTACTGTCGATTTACAAATTCCCCCAGCCACTGCAACAGGTACGACTTTATGGTATCAGGTAGCAACTGAAGATAGAGTTGCAATAGGTGCTGGATGGGTAGATGGCTTAACAGCCGGTCAAATTGGAAGAATACAAATAGAAATGCAAAATGGAACAAACAACAAAAACATGCAATTTACCGTTTATGGAATTAAATTTTAATGATAAAAAAAATAAAGAAATTTTTTAGATTAGTTCTTTCAATTTTTTATAATAAGAAATAATTATTTGTTATCTTCTTGGGTTAGCATTTCCACGATATGTGGCATTACTACTTCTATCTTGATAATTCGTTTATCCAGGTCATCAACTTTATTATTTAATAATTGTAACCATTGAAAAATTTGTTTCAAATCACTTTCGATTATTTCCATTTTCATTTTAAATCTTGGCTCTATAAATTTTCCACAGTGCAGATTCTCTTTTTGAACATGGTAAACAAATATCATTCAGACCACCTTTAGCCAAATAGACTTTACAAAATCTACATTTTTCACGTGGGATAATTTCAGTTGTCAAATCCTTTATTTCCATACGGTTTTTTAAATTTGAGATATAATTCCAATCTTAACAACTTCGCTTTCCAATATTCTTCAAACGAATCGCTACCAGTCATTTTTAACTCCAATCCAGCCTTCTTTGCATTTGCCTTAAGGCGTTTCAAGTCCTCTCCTTTACTCATCTTTAACGTTTCAGGATTCCATCCTTGGTCAGGTTTTGGTATTCCTATTGACAGATACTTTTCCTTCACTCTAAAGTTTCCTAACTTTGTTGGATCAATCATTCTTTATCACAATTTGGATTTTTCCAACAATCGAAACAGATACCTGTTTTATCCACCATACGATACCTTAAACAGCAATTACAATTATCTAATCTATTCAAGATTCTAAAACCTTCACATGTCTTTTTAATTTTGCAAGTAATACTTCTTTTTGTTTTTTATTCAAGATTCTATCTCCAATACTCTAGCCTGTTCTAATATACAGAAATTCAAAGTTTGGTTAAAATCATCTAGGTGCATCTTCTCCCTGACCTGTTCAAGCAATGCCCATTGTGAGATTGTAAATGTGAGTGTTTTATGTAAGGAGTTAAGTCCTTTTTTACTTTGAGCCTTTTTTGCTTCTACTCTTATTCTCTCAGCTCGCAAGTATGCTTTTTGTCCTTCATTATACTGTTCATATTTTGGTGTTGAGTCCATAGTTTCTACTCCACGCACTAGATAATAAATACACACATATACAGACTTTATACACGTACTCAAAATCGGTTAAGCCTCCCACCATCTAGCCCAATGCAATACCCTCTAGAGAACCTCCTAGGCTGTGAATTTAATGATAAGTTCAAATAATCATTAGGTTAGTTATTGGTTTTTGTTAGCTTTTTTTGACATTAGTTAGGGTTGCAGCTAGGGTAAACAGGGTTAAAAGTAAGTAATATCTTCATAATCATGGTATGGAAGTTTTATCAGCATCACTTATCCTGGTGGCGTGTGTATCTGCAGGTGTTTCCTGTATGTTTATTGCTCGGAACCGTGGTGCTATTAACAAGCACAGTAGGCAACGGATTAAGGATTATGAGGCTGACATTAAATATTTAGGTGAAATTAAAAAATCAGATGCAGCGGACTATAGACAAGAGATTTTACGACTTAAAGGAAGTATTAACAAAATGAAACAAGGAACCACAGTGACGGATACAGACATGAAAAACTCCGGTCTAGGCGATGTCATCATGCAGTTAATACCAAAGAAGTATCAAAAGGCTGCATCCTTCCTGGTTCCACAGGTTGAAGAAGCAGTTAAGAAAGACCCTGCTATTGTTGAAAGAATTTATGAAAAAATCAAATCCGCTAACACAGCCAATAGTAAACAGACCCAACCTGGAACTGAAGCTGAAGCAATATCTTCCTTGTGACCTATGTGCAGATACGGTTACTGGTATCCCTCATGGCATTGTAGGAACAGTAGATGCACAGACCAACTCTAACAAAATAGACCCTATCTATAATACAACTATTGATTGCCCTAAGTGTAAAGGTGAAAAATACATTTGGGTTTAATTAGAAATTCCACGCAGAATCAGACTTTTTACGCCTAGAAACACGTCTTTTAAGACCTTTGTATGCACGCCTACTCGTGCGCCTAATTTGCCCTTTACGTGTAGACCGTTTCCTTTTTGTTGACTTAGATTTTTTTCGTTTTTTTGTGGTTCGGGGTTTGCCTCTTAATCTGCGCATTTTTGCACCCCAGGCTTTAGCAGCCTTTGAACCTTTCTTCAATTAGCAGCACCAAAACCGCCACCGCTCCAACGTTGGCTGCCTAAACTGGATATGTTTGCACCACCTGGTGATGTCTGTGGGCTAGAACTAGGTCTGCTTGAATCGCTTACACTGGATGCAGTGATAGTCGCTGCTACAGGTGATGAGATATTTCTGTTTACTTCTACTTGGCTTTGATTAACTGGTCCAACACCAGCGGCAGTTCCTGCATCAGATGTAAAAACTAAATCTCTTAACGTGAATAGAGGGTCGAACAGTTTAGCGGAACCTCCTCCGATGGACCGTAACGAATCCCCTATTCCCGCACCAATTGAGGCAATTCCTGCACCTGTTTCCTGCAAAGCCCCACCTGTGGCTGCTGCAGAACCAGGTCTGATTAAAGCATTGAGAACGAACGCACCAGCAAGACCAAGAGCTAAATAACTCGTAATCTTACCGATAACCATGTCTATTTAAAATAAGAATACTTATTAAGTCATTCTCTATTCTTAGAATTGAGAATGGCATTTAAATTAAAAACAGGTAAAACAGTAAACAAGATTCTAGCAGGTGCAGGTATTGCAGCCTTAGGAACCGTCATACTTGGTGCAATTTCACCAAACATGGCACAAGGTACAATTGGCAAAATAATCCCAGCAGCAGCAGCCTTTGGAATTGGTGGTATAGAATCAGCAATTGGTGCAGTAGCTACTTCAGTGGTTCAAGGTTCAGATAAAGCATTTACTGGTGCAAATTCTATGGGAAACTTACAAGAGGATAGTCTATAATGGCTGTCCCGCTGATGCGAAGTTATACGACTCCAGGATTAGCACTTAACGTCTTTGGTCCTTCCACAGACGATATTACAGGACTTACGATACAGCAGTTAAACAGGAGCAACAATATCTTAGATTGTGTAAATAATCCAGACCCACCAGGAGCAGCAGCATATCAAACAAATGTTCTAGTAAACGGTATTCAATCAGGAGTATCTAACTTTTCAGTAGCCAGTTCAGCAGCCAGTGCGGGGCGGGTCGTATTTGGACCAATTCCTGTCAGTGTCGGTGGCGCATCTGGTGGAAAACAGTTGAGCTTTTCATCAGGACAAGTTGCCACTGGTGGAGGCATAGCAGCATATTCTTTCGTTTTGAAATATGCAAATCTTTTCTAAGGTGGCTTAAATGCCTCAAATTATTTTAGGATACCGAGTCACGGTAAAACCAAATGATACAACCGCAGAATCTACTTTTGTTTCTGATGTTGTGGCAGCAGGTGCAGCAGCAACAACAATTCATTACCCAACATTATATCGAAGCATAGCTATCTCAGTAGCCATTAAAAATCAGGATGCAGCCAATGCGTGTACGTTTTCAGTAAATGGTCAGC